GTAAAATATGAAATATTTATTTTATAAATAAATGATGGAGCAGGACCTCGTTGATTTTAAATGTAGAAAACAGGGTCAGCATACTGAGGGTAACTCTTTTGTTTGTCTCCGAAAAATTCATCCTCTTTCTCGACAAAACGTTGCGCAAAATCAGTACGATTATATGCAGCTGCCAGAACATTGAGCTCAAAAAGTGCTGGATCGGCTAAAGCTGATGGTAACAAATGATCCAACTGGATCACCCATAAATCATCAAAGCTATCACCTGAAACGCTTATTGAAGACTCAATTGGGTCAAGGGCTGAAGGCTGAGCAACAGGTGATTCTGGTACTGACACTAATTCACCCCGAACCATGAAAAGTCCAGGTTCTGATAAAAGGATTTCTTCATCACATTTATCAACATAACCCAGCCATCTCAAACGTTCAAGTATGCTTAGTCTGTCAGAAACAGAATAATCACTCGCTGCCCACTCATCCCGCAGATCCCTCAACTTTTTCTGGTAAATCTGTAAATCAATAACATGAATTCCTAGGGTATCAGCACAAACCAATTCCATAGTCTCCACATCACTAACATCTTGCGGCCAAGAGCTATTGCCTTTAGAACAAAATGGCCGATCCCGAGCTAAAAACTCAAGAACGGTCTCAGATAGCCCTAATAAACTGACATGATATAGGTCTGCTAAAAGCAAACACCAATCACTAAGCACAGGTGTAAGAGCATCGGTGGCAAGATAACCCGTCACCTTTGAGAAAGCTGCCAGTTCAAGATTAACTAATGCAGGAGCCACGGTTGTATTAATTTTTGCTAGAGTTCTTCTCAAATCCTGGAAAGACGTTGATGTCTCCCATGGATTGATAAAAACTCTACCAATGTAATTCACCGTGCCCCCACGTTGCACCGTCCTAACCTTAACTGACAACCCCAAGTCCTTACAAACCTGTGTTATAACTTTATCCCCCGCACAGGTGACATTATCATCACCATAAATCAACCCGATCAGTTCCCATGCTTCCTCGATACCGTACCCAGATTCACGAAGTGAGGCAAAAGATGAGAAACCATTTATTAATGAATTCCCATCGGTTGTTAGAGGGCTGCCGCTAAGCCGAGAAGAGCCAGTATTATATCGCACCCCATTAGATGTGATACCCTTAGCATTCAACTCTGCCTTCAGCATTTTACTAAGCCCAGTTTTATATTCAGCATGACACCACCGCATATAAACCTTACGCTCTACCTTCTCACGCAACCAAGCTGAAATTGTACCATCAAATCTGCTGTAATCAGTTTCAGTCACAGCATCATGTCTGGC